CCTTCTCCTTTTCCTACAACCATTGCGCCTATAGGATTACCAAAGTTTTCTACTTGAGCAATTTTCATTATAAAAGGATTTTGTTCAGAACCATAAAATGATTGAACATCTCCTACATCTCCATAAGGTATTCTTCCCGCGTTTATAGTAGCTGTAGCCTCTGTAACACCATTAGGATTATATTGTGTTACACCACCATAATCTCCTTGATTACCAGTAGCACCTATAATTATACCACCAAAAGTGTAACTTGTTCTAAATTTTGCAAAAGGTATAGCTGCTAATTCTGTTTCTTTAGCTGTTCCTATGTTTAAAACATTTTGAGCTAATTGTCCAGGATAATATTGTAAGTTTCTAACTTCCTCGTCTTTAGTAGCATTAGGGTTGTTTACTCTTATATATAAAATTTCATCACTGTTAAACTCTCTATCAGTTGGTCCCACTTCGTTTAGATTTCTAGGAACTTTATTTATATTGTCACTTAATAGTGTTGAAAATAATATTTTATTTCTTTGTGTTTCAATAGGTGAAAAAGAACCAACACCTAAAGTAGGTGAACCATTCCATACTTGATTTTGTATTGGTAAACCATTTATAAATCCAGGTAAATAAACATTGTAGTACTCTTGTTCTTGTTGTTTAACAACTATTTTATAGCTATACCAACCTAATGGATTAGCAATACCTGTATTTATAGTAAATGCTCCAGCACCATCACCTCCAGTTATAGTTAATTCATTTCCTTGTGTGTAACCACTACCAGCGTTTATAATAGTTAAACCTGTTATTACACCACCACCTCCAACACTTGTAACTCTAACCACACATCCAGTTCCTGTTCCACCTGTTGTAGCATATGTCGTGTTTATTTCATAATTACTATCACCATCAGTTATAGCTATTACACTAGCAGCATAACCATGTTCTCTATATAAACCTGGCTCACCTGTTTCAAAGTTTTGTGTACCTCCAAAAGATTCATCTATGCTTACTGTTAAATTACTACCTAACCAGTCTATAACCGGTGCGCTTGTAGCTTCTCCGCTAGATCTATAAGGAGCGTATACACTAGAACCTGATTGATTATTATCATTGTCAAATGAAGATAATATAACATCTGATTGTCTTCCATAATAATCTACTAATACAAAACCTAATTGATAGGTTCTGTTTTGCTTTATAGTTTGATGAGGATAAATAGCCGCGTAATTAGAAGATTCTAAATCACTGTTAGTAACACTAACGCTATATGGTATAGTGCTAGGAGGTGTCATTCTTTCTACAAAATTCCCATATATAACTCTATTACTAGAAACTTCTTGAGCTAAAGCTCTAACTGGAACTTTATCATAAACTCTAGTTGTTTGATTTTGTGGTAAAGTTTTATAAGGTTTATTTGATTTATAATTGTAATTATAATATTTTTGACTAATCAAACCGTTTACATCATCGTTGTAATCTATAGTTTCTAAAGTTAAACCAGGTGTACTTAAATCTATAGTATCTAAAACTTTTGTAGATAAAGCATCAGATTCTTTATATAATACATCTATTTTTTGTATTTTATAATTGTTGATTAAGTTACTAATAGTATCTGGTAAAGGTATTTTAACGTCAACAGTGTCAACATCATTTTCAAACCATTCAACTATAGTGCTTGTATACGCATCAGTTTCATCTTGATAATAATTATTTATATCGTCTACTTTTGTATTTATTTGACCTAAATTAAATTGACCTTGTTGTTTAGGTATAAACATTATATTACTAAACGGCGCCATTAAAGAATATTCATTGTCATTAAACTTAAACCTATAGCTAAATCTAACAAATTTATCTTCTAAATACTTAGTATCGCCTTTAAAAGTTGCATCATAATCTTCATTGTTTCCAATTGCTATTTGATTACTATTAACAATACCAGCTAAATTACCACCAGCTGTCATATCTTTATCAAATGTTATTGTCCACCTACCAGTGTCGGTAGTGCTAACATTGGAAATTGCTACATCAGTTACTCTTAATGGATAACGATAAGCAGCAGTACCATGGTTTAAATTAGGTATAGCATCAGGAACAGTTAAATTAGTTACAATATCACCAACTCTAGGAACACCACCTAAAGATGCATTAGCAGTAATACGAACTTTAGTATTACCACCAAACGAAGCATCATCAATAGTTTGTATAGAATAATTAGAAACATATTGTGAATTACTATTCTTCATACTACTTCTAGTAAAATCAATATTTGCGCCTGTTGGTAGTCTAGTTCCGCCACCAGCTATTGTCATTGCTGGGCTAACTCTAAACTGAGTGTTAGTGCCTGGATTCATAACTTCAACAACTCTTACAGGAGGTAAAGTATTTGTAATAATTAAACCAGTAACATCTGTTTGATCAAAATCAGTTACTATATCACCTACTTTTATATTAGGAGAAGCAGAACTTCCATGTAAAACTATCACGGTCGTGCTATTTGTAGCACTACTACTAATAAGTCCTTTTGTTTTTTGTATAGGAACTACTGGTATACAAGGATAATATTTTGCAACAGATATTTGCATTTCTTCTGTATAAGCTCCTGGATTACCAGCTGATATATATGGGTTGTTTCTTGCTGTAGTTACGTTTACTTTTCTTGGTTGATTTAAATTATCCGTAAAAAATAATAAATCTTCTAATAAATTAACCCCGTATATAGGAAATTTTTGATTAAAGTTTAACCAAAAACCACTCACTAAAACAACAGGTGTTATAGGTATTTGACCGTTTAAATCAATTTCTATTATAGAACATGTATTAGTAGAAGCAGCTCTAGCACTTGCGGCTGCATTACTAAAATCAGTAGCAAATAAATAAACTTTATTATTTGTTTCATCTGAAAAACTACCAATAATACGTAGTCTTTTATTAGTTGATATAGCGCTAGCCTTAGTATTACCTAAAATATTTTCAAACTCACCAACAGTACTACCCTCAGATCTACTAATCAATAAGTTGATAGCTTCCCTATATTCACCATTTGGTAAAATACGAGAGTCAAGATCTTGATTCATTCTACCTTTTAAAAAGGAGTTTTTTATTTCTGGCATATTTTAACGTTTAATCCATTTAGCTTTGTTTCGCATTACTTGTACGATTTCATCTAATTTAATATTAGATAATCTAATTTTAGCGTTACGCAAAGCAGCGTATCTTTGTCTTTTATATTGAGGAGCAATAGCAGCTGTGTCTCTTCTAGTAGACATTACACTGTATAATAAATGTTGGTACATAGCTTCTTCTGCTAATTTAGGTATTTTAGTATCTAAATCATAAGCTAAACCATCAGATATATATTCTAATATTATTAACTTACCCATTAAATCACTAGAGAAATTAAAAGTACCTCTTCTTTCATCTATATTAAACCAACCATTAACCTGCATGTTAACAGGATCACCCCCGTATCTTTGTCCATACCAACCCCATGGACCACCTGGTTCACCCCACCAATCATACATAAAAATATCTGGATTACTAGTGTCTACTGGCCAAAACCCTGTTATGTTACTAGGATTCATTGCTTGCCATCTGTCATTTGTTAATGAAGTACCTTCAATGTTGTCACTAAAATTATCTTGAACTGGTTTACCATGTTTATCTTGTATAGGCGTGTAATAAGGACTACTAGTTAGTTGTGTAGGATAAATAGTATGTTTTACTCCGTTACCATCTATGTATGAAAGCTTAACATAGTTTACATAATCTTGTGGTATTATTAATGAAAGATTTTCTGGTATTGTTAATTCTTGAGATTTAATACTTTTTAATGTATCATAGCTAAATTCTTGTAAACCTCTTTTAGCATGAAATATAACATCTGTTCTATTAACTCTAGGTATTAATTTATCTTGACCTACATAACCTACAATAAAATTATTAATAACATCTTTTAATTTTATGTATTCATAGCTTCCGTAATTATCTTCTACAGCACCTTGTTTTAATTGTACTTTAACATATGTACCAACGGGTTGACCAGCTGCCAATGTTATTCTACTAGTTAAATTTGTACCGTCTTGAATATAAGTTAATGTGTATGCTGTAATAAACTCAGTCCAACTGTTTATACCATTAGGACTTGTATATATTTGAAAATTATTTTGTATATAATTAGGATCAGTAGGTGCGTAACTAGTTGTGCTTCCTAATATTAATTTTGTATTAAAAGTAAAATTATATATAGTAGTTGCTCCTGCTGAAGTATAAATAATCTGCGCGCCGGCGTAATATTGTAAATTGTTTTCACGGATTAACCCGCCATCTGGTTTAGGCATATCTTATTGTTTTGCATTTTGTTGTTCAGAAGCTATTTCTTGTTGAGCTACTTGTATTATTGTAGGATCATTTATTATTACACCAGCATATGATAATACTCTAGTTATAATATTACTTTGCTCAGAAGCAGCTAGTTCAAAGTTTATAGATGTTCCTGATGCATATTCAAATTGTCCTAATGAACCTACACCATAACTCCATATTGGAGCTTCTGGTTTTTTGACATAAGAAAAAGTTATATCTGCTGGAGTAATTATACTCGTAGGATATATATAAAACTTATCGTTCTCATATAAATATATAGGAAAATTTGTTGTTGGTTGAGTTAACGGGGAAAGTAATAATTGTGTTATCTCGTTTCTTTGAGCATATTGATTTAATTCTACTCCTTTATAAAATACTGAACCTACCCTGTAAATAGTATCTACTACCGCGTTACCATTATAGGTGGTTGAACCTGGGGTTAAAGTAAAAGGATTTGCTCCCGCACCAGTTCCTGTTCTTTGAAAATACTGTAGTTTTTGTTCTAAGTTTTCTATTCTATTAGCGTATTCAGTATCGTTTTGAGGCAATCTATACTGTTGATTTAAATCTTCAAAATAACCTTCAAATACATTTAGTTGTACCTGATCTGCAACTTTATTAAATTCATCAGGTGTCATGTATCCTCTTTGTTGTTGGTTAAGTATTAATAAGACTGTTTTATATACAGTATTTACGTTTATTGCCATTATAATGTTTTTATAAAAAGGCGGGCGAACCCGCCTTAATTATTTATTTAAGCTTTTTAGCAATAGATTTATACATTTCTACTCCTTCATCTGTTTTAAACCAAGCAGCTAATGCTGAATATGGATTTTCATCAAAAGGTACGCTAAATAACTTTTTATTGTTTTTACCTATTGTAAAGCTTCTTTGATCTTGTGCTAGGTTTATAATACCAGCTTCAGTAGCTTTAACACCAAAGTTTCTAAGTTCTACATTATCATCTTTTGCTAATTCTAAAAATAAATATGATTGATCTTTAGCAAATTTAAGTAAATCTCTTCTTAATTCTTTTGAACTTAAATCGTTTACTTGAGATCCTATTTCAGTTCTCATAATAGCTTCTGCTTGATCAATACCCATATCTCTAGCTAACATCATAGCATCGATCTGATAATTAATAATTTGAACTTCATCTTCAGCTTCTTTTACAGGCATTAATTCTGCAAATCTTTTATTTCTATCAGGGTGATATAATGAAAGTAATTTTTGCAAAGCCTGTTCTTGTTTTGGTACAAAAAGAGCTCCATCTTCAAACACAATATGTCTTAATGTTACTTCTCCTTTTTGTTCATCAACAAATGGTGAAGCTTGATTTGTAGCATATCTTAACGCTCTTTGTGTATTATTATCTGTATCAAAATATAACAGAGGATATTTTTCTGTATGTCTTGATTTTATTGTAAATGTTAAAGGGTTTCTATCACCTCTAATAACATATCTTCTATCTTTTATTTCCCAGCTTTCTTCAGCCGAGTTTATCTTTTTTTCTTTTGACATAATATAATATAATTAAATAAGTTAAAGGTATTGGGCGCCGAAGCGCCCTAACCTTATAAAAATTAAGCTACAAATAATACGAAATTATTTCTTGCTTGAGTACATAGACATCTTTCTGATAAGAAGTTAACTTCCATAGCATCAAGAGTAGAAGTACTAGCACCGCCAACAGAACCTGTTAACCATGATTTCATTCTTCTATCATCAGCTTGAGAAGCTCTATATCTTACATGTAAGAAAGGTCTTCTGATGTTTGTTCCTAGTAATTGATCATATACTGTAGAAGTTCCCGCAGGTACTAATACACCATCGATGTTATCACCGTTAACAAAGTTTGAAGATCCACCTCTTAACGAAGCGTCATTTAAGTATTTCCAAGAAGTTTTGTAGAAGTCATATGAACCTCTTCTAAATCCAGAAAAACCTAGGTTAAGCGCCATGTCTTCAGAGTTTTCGAATACACCGTAAGATGTACCACCAGCTCCGTAAGAATTTTGCTGTGCCAACATATTATCAAATAATAGTTCAGTTTTTCTGTCTAAGAATAACATATTTTCTTCAATTGCTCCTTGACTGTCTAATAATCTTAGTACAGAGTCGAAATCTTGAAGTGATCCAGCATAACCAGAAAGTACATTACCACCATTATTAATAGCAGCAAATAAACCTTCAGTACCAATTTGACCAGCCGTAGCTCCTGCAACACCAGCTTGTGTTCCAATAGTAGCGGCAATAGCGTTTGTAGCAGCTAATTCACCTTCAATCATTGACATTTCTAAGTAATCTTCGAATCTTAATCTAGTTTCACCTTCAGCTTTTAAATACCATAGGTAACCAGAATTACCATCTTCAGTAGCAACCTCAACCCAACCGATTTGAGCTGTATCAGAACCAGATACCGCGTATCTATCTCTGATAATAATTGGTTTGTTACTAAATACTGATAATTGTGGCTCAATAGATTGAGCAGCTCCTGGTCCGTTAACACCTTTTGCAAATTCAGAACCGTAGACAAATATCTTTAATCCAGTTCTGTTAGCAGCTCCAGCGTTAACACTAGCTCTTGTATAAGCTTGTACAGTAAGAGCTCCAGTTGCAGGTGCAGCTGTTGCACCAGAAGTTAATACCATTGCTTTACAAGTAAACGAAGGATCAGCAGGATCCATAATTACAATAGTTTGGTTAGGGAAAACAACGTTTACGATGTTTGCACCTATACCTTGAATAGTTAAAGTGTTTGCAGTACCACCATTTCCACAAGTTACATTATCATAAGATACATGTAATCTGTTTTGTTCCGACCAAACAACTTGATCAGACATCATTGGCATTTCTGCTCCCACCATTCTTAAGAAGCCTCCAATCGTTCTGTTTCCATAACGTTCTACCTCGGCTTCATAAATTTCAGGTAGATATTGTTGCGCGAAATCGTTTCCTCCTCCATCAGCAAAATTTAAATAATTTGATGATAATGTTTCTAATTGGGGAGTAGGAATTAAATTTCCGAACTGAGGACTTAATACACTCATTTTTAAATAGTTTTAATTGTTAAATTTACTTTTTTTAATTCTCAATTTAGAACTATCTACACCGTCTATAGCTTTAACCTTAAGACCTCCGATAAAAATATCACCTTGAGTTTGACGAGCTTCATTAGAAATATTCTTTGAGCTGTCTACTACAGTTTTAATTCCATCAGATTTCCCTTGTTCGTAAAAATGATTTACTATTTTATCTATATTCTGTGCAGCATATATAGCCTTATGATAACCTTTCGTATCTTTAACGTTTCCTTCTGTGTCTAAGAACTTCCCGACGAAGTTGTTTAAATTGGATTGATTCTCTGCAACATCATTAGCATTTTTAACCCCATATCTAAAATTCTTTTCTCCAACTTCGAAATCAAAACCTTTGAATTCATCAGAGAAGTAGCTTTTAGTGTTGTTAACAAAGTCTTCGTGTTGTTGCGTTGCTATTTCTTGTTCTGTGTTGTAGCGATTAAAAAAGTCCATAGCCTTTTGTTGTTCTTGAGTTACTCCAGGTCTTAGTTTTATTTCTTCATAATACCTTTTCTTCAAGTCTTCTAAATGACCACGCGCTTCTGCAACCGCCTCTTTTTTAGCAAGTTTCTTTTTTTTGATGTCTCGCTCTTCATCAACGTCCTCATCAAACGTAAATTGATCTTCCATTACAAATGAAATTTCATCATGCGTAAGATGTGGCTTAGTATTTTTATAGTATTCTCTAAGTAAAGATTCATCATTAACATTTGAATAATCATGATTTAATCTCACATAGTCTTGAACAGTACCACCAGTATCTTCCATAAAAGAAACAAGCTTTTCAATATTTTCAGGTAGTTTTCTACCTAATACTTGCTCATCTCTTTTAGCTTCAGCAACTTTCTGTTCTACTTTTTTTATTTCTTTTTGCTCTTCTTTATTAAGTTCGACAATAGGCGATTCGGACTCTGATACTTTTCCGTCCACTTTTTTGCTAGCTTCGGGTTTGTCGCCCACAGGTACCTCCTTTGTTTCTCCGATTTGAATGGCATTATCTTCTTTTTTAATTTGAACTTTTACTGGTTCCTCAATTTTTACATTAGGATCTTTTCTTAAATCAACTTTTACAGGTTGATCTTTTGCAGTAAACTTTTTAGGCTTAGATTTTATTTTCATATCACCGCCTTCTGATTTGACCTCTTTAGTCACCTCAGGCTTTTTTGTTTCTTTTTCTGACATAATAAAATATTATAAAATTAGTAATTAGTATTTACATACCTTGTTTTTGCTCAAAATTTATAGGCATAAGATCATTATTTCTTTGATCTATCATCTCGCTTTGTTGAGTACCTTCCATTTGAGTTCTTTTATCTTTTCTATCTTCGATAAAAGATTCTTTTTCTTTCATAGCATCAACTTCCATTTTCTTTAACTCCATGTCAAACATATGTTGTTGTTGCATTTTTTGTTGTTCAAGCTTTGCTTGATATTCTAGTTTTTGAATAGCCATTTGATTTTTAGCTTGTTCATACTGTACATTAGAAGCAGTAAGAGCTTGTTGTTTCTGCATTTCTGCTTCAGCAATAGCTTGAGCTGAAGCCGCTTTAGCTTGCTCTTGTTGTTGAGCCATTTGCATTTGCATCTCCTGCTCTCTTTTTTGTTTTGCTTTACGTTTTTGTTTTAAAACGTCATTAGCTAGTTTTAAGTTTTTAATTCTTCTAATATCAATAGCATCTTCTAAATCTATACCACCTTGCTGTATAGCCATTTGAATATTTTGCTCTAATCTAGCTTTTTCTTCTTCTTCTGGTTCTAAATCTAAATAAATACCAAAATCATGTAATGGTAAGTTTTGTATTTCTGATAAAGTAGCAGTATTATATGTTGATATAGAACTTTTTAATGAGTTAACTAATAAAGGATTTTTTAATGAGTCAGCTACTTTTAAAGATATATTTTCACAAGTTCTAACTGTTAACCACAAACTAGCCTGCATTAAATGTCTAGTAGCAGTATTAGAAGCATTAACTGCCATTTTTTGTAAACCAACTAATGTATCTTTTTCTGGCATACTACCATCTCTAGCTTCATTTAATCCAGTGCAATCTCTTATTAATTGTAAATAATATTGATACGTAGCTATTAAACTTTGTATTTTACCTTGACCACTTGATGTTTGTAATTCTTGAATAGGTACTTTACCTGGATTCATATCACCTTCTTGTGTCATAGATCTACCAACAATACTACCAGTTTGAAAATACATATTCAAAGCTTCAGCTGGATTATAATTTGTACCATTACCTAAATCAACCTCAGCTAAACCATCCATGTCTAAAAATACACCATCTGGAACTGTACGAGCAATAACTTGTTGTAATTTTAAATGGGTTATTTGAATCATATCAGCAAAACCTGTAATTTTACTAACTATAGATTCAATTCTACCTTTATACATACGAGGAGCACACAGCGTGTAACTCATTTCAACTTTTGTATTGTCTGCAAAAGGTCTAGTCATATTTTCAGATAAATCCCACTTTATAAGCTCATTGTTTCCTAGTATTTTTACACCTTCATATAATACTTCTATTTTTCTAGAAACTCTTTGAAAGTTATCACTAGGTGGAGGGTTAAATATATCTGTTTTTTCTAATGCTTTTTCTAAACCAGTATCAGTTTGTTTTATTTTAAATACCTGTTCATTGTAGGTTTTATACTCAAAGAACAAAACAGAAACAGTATTAGGATCATAAGAATTATAACCGTACATGTTTACTCTTTCTTTTTGATAACCTTTAGTTTGCTCTATTCTTTTTAATTGCTCTTGAGTTAATTGTGGAAACTGTTTAGCTATTTCAGGTACTGTTAATTGTTTTACTTCACCTATATAATATATATCTTCAAAATGAGGATCTTCTGTATAAGAATATATTAAATTAGCTGGATCTACATATTTTAAATTAACACCATTAGACATATTCCAAGCTGTTTTACAAGCTCCAATACCTAAAGTTACAAGATCATAATTAAATCTTTTCTTTATATTTTCAAATCTATTTCTTTCAAGAGTATTATTTATAACTTCTTCTTCAGCTATCTCTACACTTTGCTTATAACTTAATTGCATGTGAATATCTAGCTCTTCTTCTGTTTCAGGTAATTTGTTTTGATCTGTGTTAAATTTATTAACACCTAACGTACCTTCAAGATTATTTAAAAAAGGTTTAGCTAACATATCTGTTAAGATAGCATCAGCATAAGCAGTTCGTTTTTTTAATGATACTGGATCTTGAGCATAAGCTTTTACTTCATAAAGCTTGTTATTCATACCATTAGAAACTATATCTACAAATTTAGATATAACAGGAACTGGTTTCCAGTCTAAATTTAAGTATGATAAATCACCATTTATTGCTAATTCATCTTTATACTTTTGAACAGATTGTTCACCTCTTGCGTATAATCTTAAACTATTAAATCTATTATAAGAAGTAGCAAATCTTGTACCATTACCACCCTGCTGCCACCATTCACCTTCAATAGCTTGCGCAACTTGTCTTCCATATTCTTCTGAAGATTTTTCAGCATCAGAGACTGTTTGGCTAGGAAAAGCACTATTTGGATTTGCGTATATATTCATTTACTTAATTATTTTTGATAACGAACCTCGATTATCATATTTTTTAATTCCTAAATCTACTGGTTCACGTTTTCTTCTACTCACAGGTGCATATCTATTTCTATTACACGCCATTAAAGCTAAACCTGAACTAATAGATGCATCATGTGTTGTTCTATTGTTTATATCAAAAGCTGCCCAATCTTCTAATGTTCTTTGAAAATATATATTTCCATAACTATCACCGTTAAACCCAACGGCTGTTTCAATATAAGATTCAATAGCTGCAGCATGAGCTTGTTTAATATCTTCACTTGAATTAGGTATACCACCTATTTCTTTTTCTGTAACTGATAATTTATTCCATACTTTATCAGGTCTATTCATAGCGAAACCTCTATAACCTCTTCTTTTAAAATGATAAAGTAATCTAGGCTTATTATTTTCCACTAGTATAGGCATACCATAAAATATACATGCCATTAAAACATCTTCAAAAAATATCTCTGCTGTTTGTGGTCTTGCTATATATTCTAAAAAAAATTGATCAGCTGGAGCGTTTTCCATGCTAAACTTAGTAAGTCCATGCAAAGAACCGTTAGAACCTCTTTTATCTACAGTTCCTGATATATCATAAGGGTCGCAACCAAAAGCTCCCATATGTTCATTACCAGGATATTTAATACCATTTTTTTCTATATATCTATTTTGTAGGTTTGCATCCGGTATCCAAGAAATAAAAAATCTTCCTTGATTATTAGGTGCAAATATTACTCTACTGTCTTTAACTCCATTTTGCCATAGAAAATTACCTTGAGTAACTAATTTTTTATTATTAGCATCTTCATTAAAATCTATTTGTTGATATATTTTAGTTAAATTAAATAAAGATGATTTAGATTCATCTCTAAATGCGTGTTTAGTAGTTCTAGGAAACTGTCTATAAAATTCATTTAAAGAATCTTGATTATCTTTTAATCCTTCAACTTCATTTTCCCAGTACTCAATAACTCCAAGGTCGATAAACTCGCCTTGTGGTCCAAGTATTTCTTTGTCGGGAGTTTCGAAGACAGGTAAGCCATAAGAATCAATGTATCCCTCGTAGTTCCATTCCATAGGTATGAACAAACTATATAATCCCGAACTAGTCTGTCCGTTGCGGTTTCTTTTAGTAACATCTGATTCATCATAAAGTTTTTTAAAGTTTCTACCACCTTTGTCTAAAGCGTTTGATGTTGATCCCATCATACACTTGCCAATAATTTTACTACCTAATCTTAATGTGGTTTTCGTAACCCTCCAGTTGTTGAGGATGTTGTTGGGCTTCTCCCACTTCCCCGATTCATCATGGACGAGGAGTTTAAGTTTCTCCCCATCGTAGGAGTTGTCACCGGTGTTCTTCCAATCGATGGTGGTGTCAAGTCCCTGTAATTCCTGTTGTAAGGTTTCGTTGGCATCGGTGGTAATGGTGATGGAGCGTCTGGTAAATTTGGAGGCTGGGACACGGTAGGCAAGTTCGGTCTTTGGACGGTCCATTCCGTCCTGGGTCGGTTTGAAAAAGAAGGGATAATTAACCGATATGGGTACCACCTTATCTGTGAACATCTTCTTTGCATCAGGACCGGACTTGGATAATATACCATACCTACTGTCACTTGATATGGTTGCCAAGTTAACCACCTCTCCTGAGGCCATGAAAGAAAACCCGGAACGCCTGTTCTTAAGGTAACACATCCCATAGGATCGTGAATCTGCCTTACAAGCTTCCCAGAAAATAAAGAATAATCTATTTGACTCCCGAAAGTCTGGTGCCCCGACGTCAATTTTAGACCACTGCAAGTACATGTAATGAGTCCCAGTAATATAAGTAGGAAAGCTTTTGTTATAAAACCAAAAACCTTCTTCCCTAATTGTGAACTCGTTATCAATGTAATCATACCATTTTTCTTTAAAATCTTGAGGATATTGTTTGAAATCAAAAACATTTTTTATTTTACTTAAAGCTTTTGGATATTCAAACTTTTTCCATGTATTGTTTTTAAACTTGTGAATATTTTTAGATTTTGGTAAAGCTATTTTTAAACTTTGTATTTCATATACTTCACCTACTGTACCGTCTTTACTAATAACAACCATATCGTGTTGCTCATCGTAACCGTATTTCCAGCTCTTATGTCTGTTATTTTTTTTAATGTAGAAGGTTTTATATAATCTTCTAATACCTTATATAATTCTTGTTTATACATTATTTAGACCTCCCTTCTGCAAAACCTTTAAAACTAGTTTGTTTTTTTCTGCGACTTTTGGTTTATCTTCTAACATATTTTTTTCTTCTTCAATACGGTTTAATATTTCAAAAGCATCAAATATAGCTAGTTTTTTAGTAGCTGCAGCATTTTTAAGTCTATCTGCGGAAATATCTGGACCATAATCTATAATTGGTTCTTTAGCAACTTTAATTAACTCTTTTACTGCTACTTGCCCAGCTTGGATTATATTCTTCTTCGTTTCCTTCGTACTCATATTTTATAACAATATCATTTGATTTCATACAATATAAACGTTTACCATCAATTAAAAACTGCCACTCTCTGTTTGGTCTAAAACCAACTAAATCTCCTGCGTTTATATTAAGGCTTTTTAAATATGGATTACTATATTTTAATATACCTTTTATTTTTTCTTCTTTATCTACAACTTTATCATCAGTATTTTTAATAGGTTGAATAAAACATCTATCATTAAATGTATTCCAATGATTTTTGTGTTTATAAAGATATATTTGATCTAAAGAAACAAAATACAAATCTTCTTTAAACCAAGATCTACTAACTTTTTTTACACCACTTGTATTATAAAAAGTTCTAAATACATTTTGATGTATAACTATAGTATCGCCTTTTTTTATATTAGTGTTAAAAGCTAACGGTGTTGCTATTACTTCTGCTTCTCTATTTATAAATTTCCAAGCTTCTAATTGAGTATTGACAACTAACTTCTTATCTCCAACTTTTATTTCATTATTGTATTTATCACCTATAGGTTTTACAATAAAATCATACAAACTTTTCATTAATATTCTAAGTCATACTCAATAGATATAGCCATGTTAGAATTAAATTTTTTCCATGGCAACACCTCATTGTTTTCTTTATATAAATATTATAAGAATTATCTGAAGAGTCAAATAATATATGAGATATTTCATGACCACCATATACTTGTTGACCAATTGAATAATGCATGGCATCATTTTTATAGTCTGACCCTATACTGATTTTTCTAATATTATTCATCTTCATTTTTTTCGATAGGTGTAATTTCACCTGTCTGCAAATCAATATTAACAGAACCGTATTCTTCTTCTAATTCTTTTTTAGTTTGCTCTATATCATTGCTAAGAATTTTGACTTCACTAGCAACGGTATGTTTTTGTATTTCAAGTACGCCTATATTGTTTAATAAACGCGATAATTGTTGTTGTTGATCAGTTATTTTTTTAACTGATCATCTGTTATTTTTTCATTTTATTTAATTTAATTAGTATATATTTAAATAGTTACACTATATTGTAATTATTTACACTACTCTTTCAAAAGTTATTTCAATTGGTCTATTACCTGAATCTGATGGAAATGGATTTACACCACCTACTGTGAATTCAACATCGACTAGTATAGTGTCTCCAGCTCCACAAACTTGAACTAATTCACCATAAAATATTTTATCTCCTGATAACTCTGTTGATTTTTGATCAATGATATCTATTTTAGTACCACCTGTAGCTGTTCCGTCTAATGATACTCTCATTTCTACTTGACTAGTTTGATCAAACCAATGTTGGCAAGTTCTAATTTTCCAAGTTCCAGCTCCAAAAGCACCTAATGTAAATGTGGCAAATTGTCCAGCTGTTCCACCAGCTGCATTAACACACGTCCAAGCATAGTTAGATAAAGTACCTCCTGGTAAATTACTAACACTTATTAATGGTGTAGCGTCAAAAGGTAAATAACTAGAAGTAGCACTTAACCAGTTTGTATAAGCTACTGGACTACCATTTGTCCATACAAATGTTTGAAAAGCACTATAACCCTGTACCCATTCAACACCAGCACCACCACCTCCATTAGAAGCTAAAATAAAACCGTTATTACCTGCAACTCCATTTATATCTATAATATCACTGTTGAAAGTTGTGGGTGGTGCCATAGTAATACCTGCACCTGATTCATCTATTATGATATCATCAGATGGACCAACTCTCATGTCTGCTCCTTTTTCATGTAACAGAAATTGTATACCTTGAGATTGTATTTCAACTATATCGCCAGCTATACCAGTTGTGTTTATAAGAAAATCAACTCTGGTTGCTGTTCCATCACCCAATACTAATCTTTCACCGTTTATTGTACTGATTGTAGCTCCTGCGTTTTG